TTTTCTTCAGATCCATCTGCATTAGTTAGAGTGTCTAAGAAAAGTAATAGAATTTGGTTAGAAGAATTACTGTACGAACGTGAGCTAACTGCGGAGGACTTAGCAGATCGAATGCAACGTTTAGGTATTCTACCTAACGCTAGAATCTACGCGGATTCGGCACGACCAGATATGATCGAGACTATTAGACGCAGGGGATTCTCGGGTATTCGTAAGTCCAATAAAGGACCAGGATCTATAGAATCCGGAATCGACAGAGTAAAGTCATACGAGGTATTCTGTTCGCCAATGGCTAGTAACTTAATAGACGAGTATTACAATTACAGCTACAAACACGGTTCGGATAAACCAATAGATGCACATAACCATGCTATGGACGCTATACGATACGCAGTCGCTGAATTAAAGAATAATACTGGGCGTTACGCTGTGCAAGGCAAAGCTAGACAAGGCCAGGAAGAATATAATGCAAATGGTTGGTGATAAATTCATCGGCAACCTTAAATAAAAACATACTTAGAATAAAACAAAATGGGAAATCCTACCACATATAAACAGTTCATAACAGAGTTTAAAGAACTGTGTCTATCTCAAATGGCAGTTAAAAGATTTCAGGTTGGAGAAATATCTGATATAGACATGCAGAATCAGGAATACACATTCCAAAGATTCCCTGCAATCCATTTGGTTCCTAACCTATCTAGCATGGACAGGTATGGTAAAATGACATTGGGATTCACAATGGTTTGTATGGACATAGCACGCAATCAGGAAGATTGGGTTATAGATGTCCAAAACAATACACTAATGATCTTGCAAGATATCTTTTCTAAGATTATCTTAACTAATGCTACCATATTAAATTATGATGTAGAAACACCTATCAATGTGGTACCCTTTCAGGAGTTCTACAATAACAACTTAGCTGGTTGGTCTGCAGAAATCAATATAATTTTAAGCTCTCCATTTAACTTATGTGAAGCTGCTTTCCCTGTTGAGTAATGGAAATCGATATCAATAAAGCTTTGGAAATGGGTGCGAGAGTTTTAGAGTCACGTCTAAGATTCCAAGCACCTGTTGACACGGGCGCACTTAAAAAATCGGTAAAAGTAAATGCTTCGTTAACCGCGGACGGATTTAGGTACGAGGTTAACTATTTAAAGTATGGTAAATTTACAGATCTTGGTACCAAGCGATACTTCAGAGGAGAAGAACCTAAAGCAAAATGGAAACCAAATCCAGGTAAAGGCAAAGGTGGAATCAAACCTAGATACTGGACTAATCTTCCAGTTTCTTGGTATACTAGAATTAACAGGATTATTGAAAAGGAGTTAGCCAAGCAAATGCGAATGGCTTTAACACAAGGACTAAAAACGAAATGACACAAGCAAAATTTAAAATAGGTGGGATCGAGTATGCTTTTAATGAGATTACTTTAAGAGCTTATTACACCATTCAGGAGATTGCCAAAAAAGGCAAGCAGAAGAAGCAAGACGAATTTGAAATCGTTGAAGCAATAACTAACTGTCCAGTAAAGGAACTTAAAAAGTTATCTTACCAGGATTGGTTAATTATCTGGGAGGAAGCATTATTTAGAATCAATTCTATCTCCGGAGGAACCGAAGACATTAAACCAATGTTTGAATTGAACGGAGTAACTTACGCATTGCCAGATGTTGATAAAATTTCTATAGGTGAATTCGCAGATTTAGAAATTATTCTAGCCTCGCCTAATTCTAGTACGAGGCTTAACGAAGTAGCTGCAGTTCTATATAGAAAGGTGGTTAAGAAAATCGGTAAGAAGCATATTATAGAAGACTATGACACAGACGGATTTAATGAAAGATCAGAACTATTTCTGGACATGCCACTTTCAGGAATAAGATCTGCTAATGCTTTTTTTTTGCATTCCGTGCAACAATCTTTAAAGAGTACCACGGAATTTTTAATGAAGGAGACGAGGGAGATGAAATCCCTACACCCAGAGAAAAAGCAAGAAATGGAAAAGATCCTAACAGAACTGCAAGAGTCTGGTGGGCCACTATCAACACTCTGGCTGGATCAGATCCTCTTAGATTTGACGAATCATCAAAGCTCCCAGTCCGCGCAGCATTTAACTGGATTGCGTGGAAAAAAGATGAATATCGTAAGCAGGTTTACGAATCTCAAAAACAAACTAATAAAATAAAATGATAACTAGTGTAATTTCTAGCCCAACCATTTGGTCACCGGCTTACAATCCAATTATATGGATGGTAGATTCAGATCAGGTCGGACAGTTTAAATTCAAATATGTGTTCGATGTATTTATTGCCGGGGCTACAGCTGGCATTCGTTATAAGGTTCCACCGAATCCATCGGGGGTAGGTATCATTGACGTGAGTTCAATCGTGCAAACAGAACTGACTATTAACGAAAATCTACCAATGCTTTCTGCCTACCCATTCTATCTTGGAACTGGTATGGCTACAGAAGTTTATATCTTGGCTGGCGAGGAGTATAGTTTAACAGCAACTGGTACTCCTATCATATATGACGGATTTGGATTTGTTGGCGAACCTAGATATGGTTTGTATGCTGATGGAGATTTTGCACCAGCACCTAATTATACTTCTCCTGTAGTTGTTTATGCTGCTGCACAAAGTCCAATAGATTATTACGACTATCGTTCAACGGGTGGTGAGACTATACAGGATTACACTATGACTTCGACAACATCTAAGTTCCTTACGCTCTGTCCTAATAACCCACAAGACATTAGATCAGACGAGGACTTTACATTGAGTTGGATAAACTGGGATCTATATGCTGCAACCGGTCCACGTGCAGTACCTTATGCAATGAAGGCTACTTTAAAGCTAAGTGGTGCAACAGCAGGTACAAGAGTGTACTATAACACATTAGGAGAAGGCGGAGGTAGTTGGACTACTAATACAATCTTTCCAGAAAGAAGTGCTGCAACCGGTCCTAGTGATCCAAAATTCTATTTGAACAATTTTAAGTTCAATCCGATAGACATAGTAACTCCAGCATTTGATTCTGTTACACTACAATTATTCTCATATCAAACTTACGGAGCAACTGGTCTAGGAGCAACTGGTATTTCTGAACCAATTAACTTAACTATAAACGACGATAACTGTTGGGGATTTGAACCAATTAGATTCACCTGGTTAAACTCACTAGGCGGACGTGATTGGTACACATTCATAAAACGTAACACAAACACGCAGAATGCTAATAGACAAACGTTCTATCAGCTTCCTGGATATTGGTCAGGATCAAGTTTCCCTGTAACAGATATTTCACCTGCCCGTTATGGTACGACCGTTTATAATGTACAGTTACAAAACAGTTGGACTGCTAGTACAGATTGGATAACCCCTGAGGAATCAGAATGGTTAAGAAGTATGTTTGCATCCCCTAGTGTACACGCATACTTACCAGGACGCAGTCAGCCAACCTTAGTTACTATAACTGACGGATCATACGAGACACAAAGCTACGCAAGGCAGAAACTATTCCAATACTTTGTAAGTTTTGTAGAAGCACAATCAGACACAGTTCAAGGATACTAAAATGAGGACACAATTATTTGCTAAAAATACTGCGGGGGAAACGGTTCTCCTGCAGTTAACTGACGACTATAAAATCAAGATGAATCTGAGTATTGCTACTCTAGATCCATTTACACCTACGTCATACTATTCACAAACCTTTAGAGTACCTGGACAAGGCGGCAACGGAAAGTTCTTTGAAGATGTGTATTCAGTTAACGGTACAACATTTAACGCAGCCATAGCTGCTCAGGCATGGATTATGACAGACGGGTTTCTATTTAGCATAGGAAACTTAAATCTGGAGGCTGTTTACACTAACGAGAAATTTGGTACTATTGAGTATGAGGTATTCTTCTTAGGTGATACCTCAGACTTCATACAGTCAGTCGGTGATTCCTATATGGATTCTATTAATACAGACGACTTAAATCATGACTTAAGTTACACAACAGTCACAACCTCATGGGGTGCAACTGCTGGATCCACCGGTGGTCTTAAAGATGGGAATGTTCTTTACCCGCTTTGTGAATGGGGTTATAACTACGACACAGCTAACTTCCCAACTAATACTACTTTATCGTTTGGTTATCCTAAAGGATCTACAGGACAAAGAGGAGGATCGTTTACTAATGGCCCAACCAGTTCATTAGAACTAACCCAATTTAAACCTGCGGTTAGAGTAAAATGGTTATGGGATAAAATATTCGAAGATGCTGGATACACATACAGTTCCGAATTTATAAATTCAGATTTATTCGATAGACTTTATATGGTATCGGATTCACAGTCTAGAACTGAACAAGGTATTCAAGCTGGTCTAGCCAATATATTTGCTGAGGCATTCCAATTGTTTACTGGTCAGGTTGCAAGAGTTCTTTATAATAATGCAGTATCTAATCCTGATGGATCATATAGTACAACAGCAAGTCAATGGCGTGCTCCTGCAACTGGTACCTTTTCATTTAGATTAAAAGGATATGCTGCATTTGGTAATAGACCAGCAGGATATCCACAAGCTGCATTTAGATTCCATATTTATAAAAATGGTGTGGAAACTTGGTTAACCCCAGTTTACCTCACTCCTGATAGTTCATTGGCAGGTTCATCATTCCCGTATCCTGTATTTTACGATTATCCATTCTCGGGGTCTCTTACAGCGGATGATATAATTTATGTGGAAATAGAAGCAATGGCTTATGGTAACTCTACTGTTGTTTACCAGAACACACAATTCCTTTGCGAAGATGCTCCGGACTTAGTTATAGTAAGATCTTACTTCCCACCTGAAGGAACTGTTAAGCGTATGGATTTCATTAAAGGTATCAGTACTATGTTTAACTTTATATTCGAACCATCTAGGGTGTCTGAAAAATCATTCACTATAGAACCATGGATTGATTGGATACAAGGAGGCACAGAAAGAGATTGGACTAAGTATATTGACGGAGAAAGCGAGATCCAGCAGATTCCTGCATTCTTAGAAAGAGAAAGAATATTATTTTTTAATGGTACCGATGATCAGGATATTCAGAATGTTAATTATCAGGACCAATTTAAAAAGAACTATATGTACAGGGAATATAACTCTGAGATAAAAGTTATTAAAGGTATGAAGGAAGTATCAGTTCCTTTTGCACCAACCCCTTTGCAATCTATTCCTAGTAAGACTACACAATATCCAAACTGGGTATTTCCAACCTTTGGTAAATTACAACCAGGAGATCCTACTACAAATCAATCCGGAAAGGTTCAACCTATCCAACCTAAACCACGCATCCTATTTTATAATGGCGTACAGTCTGCTCCAGCAAATTGGTACTTACAACAAATACCTTTTGGTATTACCGGAGCAGCGCAATCAACATATCCTCTAGTTTCTGAGTTTAGCAGTTTTCCCCCAAATGCAGGCACAGCATTAAATTTGACATTTAGATCTAAGCCTCAACTCTGGTCTCCAGCTTCCACATACACGCAACAAATAGGAAACGATTTGTTTACCGTTTATTGGCAGGATTATTCTAATTGGATTTACGATCCTTACACTAGAATATACAGAGGGAAGTTTAGATTGGATTCTTATGAAATGCAAAGTCTAAAATTCAACGATAAAATATGGGTTAAAGATTCGTGGTATTTTGTCCGCGAGGTTAAGGATTATCCGGTTGGCGAAAGAGCAGTAGTAGAAGTAGAACTAATACAGATTCCACCTAGGGTAATACCTTTATTAGATGTTCCTTCACCTGGTCCTTATCCTGGTACATCTTGTAGATCAGTTGCAATCTGTAACAATAATTCTATATTAACAGATCCAGCAAATTACACGTACGTGGAGTGTCAGGGTAACCTACAGACGGTCACAATATCTCCACAGACATGTATTCCAATATGTGCTTTGTATCCTTTGCCTAATGCATTGCCAGCAAGCTGGTCTGCTATACCAACAGGTAATTGTGTAGATAACGTACCAGCAACCGGTGGTGCACGTATAAACATATCAGTTGGAGCTACTGGGAATTCATTTGCTACTAATGCACAATTGGTATTATTAGGATCTACCGGTGGAACTGGTGCAGCTGCATTTAAGGAAGTCCAGTACTACAATATCTCAGGTAGTGATTCGCTTAATTTATTAACATATCTTCCATACGGATACTATGTTAAAGTAGAATCTGAAAATAGATTAGGACCTGTTCCGGTAGTATCACAAGATTTAACTACTAGAGTAAATGGTTCAATCGTAGGAACAACTGGAGCAACTGGAACCAGCAAAACTTTATCCTTAATATTCCCGGCGGGTTTAACAGCTGGTAATACTTATACAGGAATAACGTATTTCACGTTCTAAAAGAAAAGAAAATTAAATGGCCGAAAAAATAGAATTAGAAGTAACCGGTTTTGGCTCCCTTAAAGCACAACTTAAGGAAGCCAATTTAGAGGTACAAAGAATGGTTCAGCTGTTTGGAGAGACCTCTCCCCAGGTAGCTAAAGCCGCACAAAGAGCTGCAGAATTAAAAGATCAAATGGACGATGCCCGTGATGCTGTATCAGCATTTACAGGTGCTGGTCAATTTCAAGCTGTTGGTAAAGCCATACAAGGTCTTGCTGGTGGATTTGCTGTAGTGCAAGGTGCAATGGGATTAGTTGGTGTAGAATCCAAAGATCTTGAAAAGACAATGCTGAAAGTACAATCCGCATTAGCATTGACACAAGGATTAGCTGCATTAGAAGACGTTGGTCGTGCATTCGGTACTTTAAAATCCGTAGCAGTTAATGCTTTTAATGGAATCAAATCAGCTATTG